TGACAGAGACACTGAACTATGCACTTGATCCCGTGGAAGACAAAAATATTGAAATGGGTATTGTTCAGTTGGCTGAGACATGGGTTAATCCTGACTATATATACGACAGTATTTCCGATACCCTGCCCGAATATGAAGAGATATTCCGCACGAAGGGCGAGATGAAGAAAGCACTTCGCAATATCGAGGAGGTAAGGGCACAGACGTGGGAGAGTTTAGAGAATGGAGAAGATTAGAGCTGCCGATCTCGCCAACCTGCCCATTACCGACCCCGTACACGTGGCGAAAGAAATCAACTGGATGCGGCGATACAAGGAGGTCTACTGGACTGAGCAGAGGCGACGCAAGATATACATGCAAGCATATCGGGCGACACATAAGAACAAGTAACTATGAGCGAACAACAAAACAAAATACCACTGCCGGGTGAGTTGACGGACGACGACAAGCGGCGACAGCAGTTTGAAATATTGAGGCCGTATCTTCTCGACCCACGAGAGGACTACCCAGAACCTTACTCCATCTTAGAGTTCAACGGCGTGCCCTTCTCAAAGGTCGGTGGACTTGCGGCCATCAGCGGACAGAAGAAAAACGGAAAGTCGTTTGTGCTGACACAACTCATGGCGGCGATCCTCGGCAACGGAAGCGAGCGCGTACAAACGTACCTGCCAGGACTGACGGTGCCGGAGCGAACCATTGAGTATATAGGCCACCTGCCTAACGTGCTCTACATCGACACAGAGATGGAGAAGCTGAACACGGCAAAGGTGCTCAGGCGCGTCCACTGGCTGTGCGGATGGGAGATGCGAACGCCCAATGAGCGTTTCAACGTCTTACGTCTGACTAACATGCCCAAGGATTCAGACAAGCAGGCCTACGTGCAACGCTTCGACATGATCAAGCTGGCCATCGACGTGATACAGCCCGACGTGATGTTCGTTGACGGTCTGCGCGACCTGCTGGCAAGTATCAACGACGAGGAAAGTATCACCAATACGCTTGACTACTTCAGCGGCGTGGCCGAAGACAGGAAGATGTCAATTTGGATGGCCTTGCACCAGAACCCGAACCGAAAGAACGACGAGGACGGGCTGAAGATGCGCGGCTGGGCAGGCACTGAGCTGGGGAACAAGGTGAGCGACACGTTGGTAAGCATCAAGACAAAGACGGCCAACGGCGTGACGTTCACCGTCAAGCAGCAGGATGCCCGCGACAAAGACATCGACGACTGGAAGTTTGAAGTGACCGACGATGCCGGAAAGCTCGGCATCCCGAAGATTATAGGCAACGGAGGCGGCAGCAAGTCAAAGCCCATTGAGTACGACAGCGAAGACGACATCCGCGAGTGGATTCACAAGGCAGCGCAACTGTACCAGTGGCCCATGAGTCGCAAGTCAGTCAAGCAGACGGTGTTCGGCGAAATCGGAGGTGTGAAGAACGACGGACGGCAGCAGGCAGACCTCATGGTGGCTATCAACACAGGCATGCTTGTGGAGAGCACGCTGAAGAGTGGCGGCTACTATATGCTGACACCTAACGAGCAACTGCCATTCTGAGTTAAACCACGCACCCTCTACACCTAAAGGTGTAGGAGGGGTTAAACCAAGGGCAAGCCCTCACGTCGTGTGCCGCATGCACCATGCCCCCTACCCGCTAGGGGAGGGCGGGCTGGGGCAAGGGGCAAGCGTCCTACGCGCGACGCGCGCACGTTTATGGTTTTACAGATAATTGTATTTTGACCATCCGAAAGAAGGTAGTCATTCTTCGACAAGAACATAGTTATTCTTTCCGAAGAAGGTAGTTATTCTTTCTGGACTTCATAGACCAAGTTTAACAGCTATGCCAAAGATACCAGACGACATCATACGGCGCGTACAGGACGCGGCCAAGATTGAGGACGTGGTGAGAGACTGCGGCGTGACGCTCCGCAAGGCGGGCGTGAACCTCACGGGCCTCTGCCCCTTCCACGACGACAAGCACGACGGCAACTTCATCGTCCGTCCATCGACGGTCAGCGCGAAGCGGGGCGGCAACACCTACCACTGCTTCGTGTGTATGCGGCGAGGCGAGGGTGGCGGTCCTGTTGACTTCCTGATGAAGCACGAGCGGCTGTCGTTCCCCGATGCTATCCGATGGCTCGGCAAGAAGTATTGCATCGAGGTGGACAACGTGCCCGTGAACTACACGCCACCGCCACCTCGACCCGCACCGCCACCACTGCCACGGCTGACCTTCAGGCGTGAGACCGTAGGCGATTCGATGAAGGGCATCGAACAGACGCTCTTCGTCAGGTGGCTCCGCTCATTGCCGTGGGACGACGAGCAGCGGGCAAGGCTCTCCGATGTGCTGCGCCTCTATTGTGTGGCCACCTGTCCGCACGGTCACGAATGGATAGCATTCTGGCAGATCACCCACGACGGCGTGCCGCTCACGGCCAAGTACATGAAGTATAAGGCCGACGGCCACCGGGTGAAAGACCGCGACGAGCAAGGCCGCAAGGTGTTCGCGTCAGACTGGGAGCACGCATGGAGAGCCAGGCAGAAGCAGTACGACCCCGACAAGTGGGAGGTACACTATGCGCTCTTTGGTGAGCACCTGCTCCGGCGATACCCGCAAGCCGTGGTGAACGTGGTGGAGAGCGAGAAGACGGCTATCATCATGGCCAACTACTACGGCGACTTCGACGCTCAGATATGGCTCGCCTGTGGCGGTTTGCAATGGCTCCAACTTGACAAGTTCCAGCCGCTCATCGACCAAGGGCGCACCATCTGGCTGTGGCCCGACAAGGACGGGCGCAACGACTGGCAGGAGGTGTGCGACAAACTGGGCTACGACCATTGCCGAGTTTATACCCACTTCTTCGATACCTGTTGGCGCGAGGAAGACGGCGACAAGGCCGACATTGCCGACATCGCCATCCGCATGATGAGGACGGGTGACAAACCAAGACAGACAGGCAAAGGGCAGGGCGTGACCGAACAAAGTGCTACGGCCTCCGACCAAAGCGGCGCGACCCCTGCCCACGAGCCTGTCAGGATAGGCGACATCATCACCGAAGTCTGGAACACAGACGAGCCATTCCTTGACCCGATAGAGTTGCAAGACCCACGGGTGCGGATGTGGCGGGAGATACTGAGACAACGATACAACTTTAACAAAAGCCGAAAGCAAGGTTAAACACTATGAGCATTGAACTTGACCGCATCTACAACATGGACTGCCTGGAGGGGATGCCCGACCTGCCAAGCGGTCACAAGTATTGCATCGTGACCGACCCACCTTTCAACGTGGGCTACCATTACGACGAATACACCGACCGTAAGGACGAGGGCGAATACTATGAGTGGCTGGAGCAGATAACGAAGGGCTACCCCGTCGTGATGATACACTACCCCGAAGCACTCTACAAGTTCGCCTTCCAGATAGGGCAGTTCCCTGAGCGTGTCGTGTCGTGGGTGTATAACAGCAACACACCACGGCAGCACCGCGACATTGCCTACTTCGGCATCAAGCCCGACTTCACGCTCATGCACCAGCCCTACAAGGACCCAACCGACAAGCGCATAGCCAAGCGCATAGCCGAAGGGCACGAGGGCGGCATGTTGTACGATTGGTGGGAGTGCAATCAGGTGAAGAACGTCAGCAAGAAAGGCGCGGTCGTTTATCCATGCCAAATGCCCGTCGATGTCATGCGGCGTGCCATCGGTGTGCTTGATCCTGAATACGTCATCGTTGACCCCTTCATGGGCAGCGGCACAACCGCCATCGCTTGCATCAAGGAAAAGCGGCATTTCGTCGGCTTTGAACTGAGCAAAGACTACTACGATATGGCTTGCAAGCGCATCGACTGGGAGCAAAGACAACTAACATTATTTTAGAAATTATGAGCACAAAGCAGAAAGATGACAAACACGTGGTGTACTCGGTGAAGGTCAGCCCCGACCAGGCAGCGGTGCTCGACAAGATTTGCGAGACCATCGGTGTGAACAGCTATCAGATGTTCCAGATGTTTGCCTATACGATGGCTCGGGCGGCAGCACCGCAGCATGAACTCGACCCGCGCATCCGCAAGGTGATGACCATGATGGAGACTGATGCTTCGTGGGCGAAGGCGTTCAACCTCGCCAACCCCAACGACCTCGACGTGGCACAGGTGGTGCTCATCCTCCAGCAGAAGGACAAGCGAGGCTTCGGGGCGGTGATGATTGACAAGCCGTTCATGGGCGAGGCTCGCATGACCGAATGTACCGACGACATACTGGAGCGCGTCTGCGAAGTGACCATGCACGGCATCTACCGACGGCTGCGACTTGTCGGAGGCATGATGAAGTGCAACAATCTGAGTGACGTATTGCTCGACCTGATAGAGCGACAGAGCAAGGAACTCCGCGAAGAGGATGACCGCATACAGATGAACGGCGAAGCCCAGTTCTCCGAGAGTGGCCGACGCATAGAGTACGGCAAGCGCACCAAGGCCAAGCACCATCGCACTCCCGACGGCGAGGCCATGCGCCAGCAGCGCATCGTGTTCACGGATGAAGATGCAACAACGACTGACATGCCGGACGAAAGACCCTATGGCGAAAAGGCTGACGAGTACATGAAGAACCTCGAAGAGCAAGCCAAGGCAGAAGAAGCCGACGATATGGAGAAGGAAATGGGATTCAAACCACATGGAGAGGAATGGTAAGCGTATGAGCAGGGATAAACGATACCAGAAGTTGCTGAACGACAAGCGGTGGAAGCTGCTGCGTGCTGCGGTGTTCCGACGTACCAACGGACTGTGCGAGATGTGCCTAAAGGAAGGCTTCATCACCCCAGGCGTAGACGTACACCACATCCGACCTGTAGAGCAAGCCAAGACAGTGGGAGGCCCCGACGGTATGCGTGCCAGATGCTACGATCCTAACAACGTCATGCTGTTGTGTGTCCCCTGCCATATCAAGGTGCACCAGGACATGCGGACGCATACACCGGAGAAGGTAAGAGAGAACAAGAAACGAAGAAGCCAAAGGTTCCTCGAAATGAACGACCCGAACTACCAACCGCCTGAGCAACCCAAGCCCTACGGACAGCAAGCCGATGATTATCTGAAGAACCTCGAAGAGCGTGCAAGACTCGAGGCAATGACCTACGGGCAGAAAGCCGACGAGTATCTGAAGAACATCGAAGAGCGTGCAAGACTCGAAACCATGATCGACTGACTGACCCCGGGGCGGTTGTTTTTCTTCCGACCCCCTCCGATTCCGAAATCCACTTGCCTAACCTTCCGTCGATAGACTAAATTTTGAAAGTTTGGTTTTTCTACCACCACAGAACAGGTGTGACACGGCAGGAT